ACCAGATGCTTTAAACGTCACAGCGTAAGACGAGGCGTTGTCCACCACATAAGTCTTGCTGTAGCTAGGGCCTGTCACTACCTTGGTAGTCGTTGTACCGGAAACACGAACAATCGCAAACTGGGCGGTAACTGTACCTGCGCCAGCCAGTGTAGATGTGATGTTAGAAGCTGAAGCGTCACCAGTCGTATTGGCCAGAGTAACTGCGCCGTCGCCTGTCAGGGTCAATGTGCCAGCAATGGCGATGTTGGTGTACTGCGTAATACCATTGTTAACGGTATCGCCCCATGTGCCGGAGAGTTCGCCCTGTACTGGAAGAGCTAAACCTAGTTGTCCCGTTGCGCCTGTAGTCATTTAAAAGCTCCTAATTCGTGTCGATTTGTGTCCACCCAGCATCTTGGGTGTCACTCACCTGTGTCCAACCCGAAGATTGAACGTTGGTGATATTTTGCCAGTTTGCATCCTGTGTGTCATCAATAATTTCCCACAAAGGTCTGCCCATTATTAAATCCGATATTGTTGCCAATTCAACCACAGAAGCCATGAATGTTGCTACCGCCGCATCCACATCCGATCCCGTCGCAGCCTCAGAGATCACACCCTTAAATGTAACCCCAGCGCCTACAGTTTCACTGCCTGTTGCTGTCTCGCTAACAGAAGCCCCAATCGCCAAACTGCTCGATACATCATCCGATCCAGTCGCTGTCTCAACAATATACGCCAAGAACGTGAACGCTGAAGCCGTCGTGTCTGTACCAGTCGCACTCTCAAGTATCTGACCCAAGAAGTTGGCAAACGCCGCCGTTGAATCTGACCCAGTAGATGTTTCACTGACTGACACCCCGTATGTCGGGATGGCTCCAATCTCATCACTGCCTGTCGCTGACTCACTGACCGCAGCCCCAAATGTCGCTAACGCATCAACAGTATCTGACCCTGTGCTTGTCTCACTGACCGCTGCACTAACCTGAACCAAGCTGGATACATCATCCGTGCCTGTGGCTGTTTCGCTGACGCTGGATATAACCGTGGTTGCCGCAGAGACAACATCTGTCCCTGTCGCAGTTTCATCGACAACCCGGTCATAGACTGAATCACCCCAGCCAGCCTGACCCCATGTGCCAGAACCCCAGCCGCCTTCAGCCATTTAGACCTCAAGCAGCCAAACTGAACGTATAGGTAACAGAGATAATGTCGCCAGATACCACCGAGCGATCACCGGGAGCCGCAAAGTCAGCCGCTGAAAACAATGTTCCTGTCGTGCCATTCTTAGCACTACCGCTGGTCAAGAACGCACCGCCAACAGTGGAAGTCGCGTTGATGTTAAACGTAGCAGGAGAAGCCGCATTGGTCACCACAGAAGGGTTAGCAGTCGTAGCTGTGGCAAACGTAGCCGCCACACGGGTTGCATTGCTGTAAGGCACAACCTCAGTCCAGCCAGCGTGGGAAGCCATCGTGTCACCAGCCGCAGGCGTATTAGAAGCACCAGCACCGTACAGGCCAATGTACCAAGTGGTAATCTGGGCAACTGAAGTCAGAGCCGTGCCAGCCATGTACTGAAGACCTTCATTAACTACCAAGTTCTTAGTTTCAGCAGACCACTTGAGCTTGCCGTCTTTGTCGTGGCATTCAACGTAGTAAACGCCTGTAGCCTTGGCTTGTTCGCCTGACTGAGTGCCAGCAATAAGACCGCTAGAAATGTGGTCGGTTACTTTGAGTTTTTCCGTGGTCATATTGACTCCTTAATTAGAAGAACGAATCAATGCTGCCGTCGCTGTGTTAGCAGGCATTGTGATGGTAAATGTAGTTGTAGAAGTCTTATCCGACCCAAAGTCCAGAACTGCAATGGATTTGTTGCCCTGCGTGACGTTGTAAATCAAAGCGCATCTTGCGGTGATTGCGCCTGTCCAAGAGATGTTTGGGAAACCCACAAAAGCTGTATATCCAGACGTACCGATTGTGATGGGAGTCAACTGTGCCCCACCAGCAGAGTACGTACCTGTATTGGCTACTTCATTGGTTGAACTGTAGACAGTCGTGTCTTCGTTCAAATTGGCGCTGGCTGTGTACAAAGCAATCTTGATAACATCTGTCGTCAGGTCATGAATACCTTGGTACAACTGCGCCTTGAAGCTCGTGGTCTGGGTCTGGATAATCGACATATCAAGTTACCTTCTGACGGAACTGACCAGAACGGTAAGCGTCTTGACGCTCCATGCCATCGCCCAGACGTTTTGCAAGTGCTAATGCTTCCATGAATTTCTGGTTGTACAACTGCATCATGTCCTGCTCACCCTTCATGTAGGTGTAAGCCTCAACCAAAGACGCATACAACAACACAGAGTCAAAGTTGTCACCAAGCCATGTGTTGCTCGCAGTCACAATAGATTCTGGGTAGAAGTAGTAGTGCAACTCAACGTTGTAAATTGCATTGGGTGTGGGGCCAAGAATAAAAGACAACTCGGCTGCATTGGAGGATTGGGGGCCGAACAAAGCGTAATACTTTGGAATTGCGGTATCTGTTGGCTGTGGGTATGCCTGACGAATAAAGTTAACGTCTTTGTTCAGCAAGTACTCGTATTCCCCAGAGGCATCAATAACCGCCATTGAATATACCGCCAAAAAATCTGACGGGCACTCTAGATACTTGTTGTTTGTAGATGTCACGCCCATCACGTTCTTGCGAATCGACGGGAACTGCACCGAGTTGTAAATACGCTGCTCAGCTTGCTGAACGAACACGGGAATATTAGCCACGAAATCTGCTTCCGTGTTCTCCGTGTACGCCTGAATAGCAGTGCTGAGTGCAGTGTAATTCATGCCATCGGGCCTCGGGCCATCACACCTTTAGTCGCAGCGCCTGTGCCACGAATCTTGATGCCAGATGTTTTAACGCCGGGGTAGTCATTGCTGTGGTTGTTAGCCACAGAGACATTAGCCTCACGCATGTATTTTTTGTTGTCGCTCACACCAGCGGGCTGGATGGGGGCAGACTTGGGTTGTTTGTATTCAGCCATGATTAGCCCTTACGTCCGGGGGACTTCTGGTTAGCGATCTTAGCCATGTTGCGGCCCATCTTCAGCATGTCGCTGTTGGTCTTACCGCCAGCGCGAAGCTTAGTCATGGGTTGGCCGGGGTGCTTGGCCTTTTCGTGCTTGCCCACAGCAGCTTTAATCATCTTCTTGTCTTGGGCTAAATCTTTTTTGTCCATTTTCAGGCTCCTATCTGTATCGTTACTGTACCAACTTGTGCCGCTAATGCCAAGTAGTTTGGCGTTAACACATCATCAAAAAATCTGGCCCCACCAACTGGGTTCCAGCCCCACTGAATTTGCCGTGAACCACCGGTCGTGAAACCCGCTGCATCCACACTGGTGCTATCAGAATCAACGATCTGCAAGCCATTCAAACCTGCCGTGTAGTACGTTGTATCCCTACGTGGGTTGCGTACAGCTTGAGGATCATCAACCGGAAACATACCCAACAACAGTTGGGGTTGGTCGGGATCCCAGCACGTTGGGCAAACCAGTAAATTGTAAATCTTAGTCTTCTGAACTTCTTTACGCAGTGACGTTAACTTGAACTGGAATCCACAGCGATCGCACATGGCGATACTGTTCTTACCAGAAGCAAAACGATTTCCCATTTAGGTACTGCTTCCAATGAACATCTGACGTGGTACGAAACGCACAGCCGCCTTCTCACGATCTTCGTCGGAGGCCAACTGCCAAGCTTCGTCATACTGTTGCTTCAAGATGGGCAAACGCTCAGCGCCACCTTCGATCTTGAGGGCCAAATAATAGGCCAAGCCTGCCACCATGCAGGGCAGGAAGCGGAAAGGTACATCCATCGTGCGAATACCACCGCCAGCATCGTCAATACGGCGCATACGCCAGTAAACGAATTGATAGGTCTGTGAGCTATCAGGCGTTGGCCAAACGGTCACACAGGGCAGGTTTTGCGTGTACACAGCCACACCCGTTAAGTGAGCCGCTGCAGTTGTGCCATTCTGCCCACGGAAGCAGTTGTAAAGCACGTTGCCAGAGATGTAGCCGTACTGAATAGTCTCGTTTTCAATCAACAAGAACCCTGTAGCTGGAAGCCCAGCCACGGAGGTCAACGTAATTGTGGTGGCCGGGGCTGTAATTCCGCCGTTAAGCGTGGTGCCAATAGAAGAAGTCTGGCCATCCAA